TGCAGTTGTTGAGTATGTAACCGCTACTGTATCGCCAGCTGTAGTAATCTTAGCTGTTGTAAATGCACCTGCTGAATATAGCACACCACCAGTATTAGATTGTGCGCTTGAAGCGCCTGCACCTGTCACTAGGAAACAACCACCTACTGTACCACCTGCACCTGTAATAGTGTAAGTAATCGGTGTAGCTGCTGAAGTTGTTACGTTTGATGGTGTAGATCCTGTTGATGTTGCTGATGCAAATACTGCTGTACCACGCACTGCTGAGCCACCTACTGTGTAGTTAACAAACTCTGTCCAACCTGGGTGAGATAAGTTTGTATCAGAACCTGTACCAAATGTAGGTGAAGATCCTGAAATAAGACCTAAGAACGGACCTACTACAGTATAGCTAGTGCCTTTTAATAAAGTATCTAACATGAGTTCTTTGCCAACAGCGTTGACTAGATTTGGGAATGATTCTTCCCATTTTAAATTACCATCTTTATCACGGCATGTAACATGATAAAAACCTTCAATTCCTACAGTTTCATTGGCAACAGCACCAGCATTTAGCGTGATGGTAGCATTATCTCCAAATCCACCTTTTTCATTTTGATTCATAATTGACTCCTTAATTAATTCTTAATACAGCAGTGGTTGAGGTTGCTGCTGGGAATTCTATTGTAAATGTTGTAGTGGCTACTTTTTCCCCACCAAAGTTTAATACTGCGACTGATGCATTTGTAGTGCTATTATATATTAAAGCGCCAGCTGCCGTAAAGTTTGCAGGACTCCAAGTAACATTAGCAAACGTCACATAAGCCGTGTTATTACTAGTATCACTACCCACTGTAGGAGTTAATATTAAACCACCTGCTGTGTAGCCTCCACCTGTAATTTCGTTATCCGTTGTATATGCAGTTGTTTCACTATTAATAGTTGCTAGTGCATTATACAAAGCTATTTTATATGTATATGGTGACCCTGTATTAAAATTAACTAAACCTTGAAGCAAGTTTAGTTTAAACGTTGTGGTCTGTGCTTGTCCTAAAATCATTTAACTGGGTACCTTACTTGACCACTTCTATATGCATCTTGGCGGTCTTTACCGTCTGCAAGTTGTTTCAATAGAAGCATGGCTTCATCATATCTATTTCTATAATTATCAAGTACGTCTTTTTCACCCTTCATATAGGTGTAGGCTTCTAATAAAGAACCATATAAAAGTACAGAATCAAAGTTATTACCTAACCAAGTTTGACCTCCTGCTACCGTAGTAATTGACTCAGGATAATAGAAGTAATGTAGCTCAACATTGTAGTTAGCATCCGGTGTAGGACCTAGTATAAACGCTGAATTATCAAAAACTGCGTAGTACTGAGGCACACCATAAAAGTCTGTATCTGTATCTGGAAATGACTGTCTAATAAAGTTCACATCCTTATTTAAAAGATACAAATATTCATTGTCAGCATTAATAACCGCTAAGCTAAACGTAGCCAACCATCCAGCAGGTATAGCTAAATACTTATTACCAGATGTGCATGTGCCTGTTACATTTTTACGTAACGCTGGTAGTTGAACTGTATTATAGATCCTCTGTTCAGCTTGAGTAATAAACGTATTTATTACCGTCGTTGTAAACTGATTCTCTGTATAGTCCTGTATCTGAGCTACTAACTGGGTGTAATTCATTTATTACGCCATTGGGCCTCTAGCTTTAGTGCCTTTTGTAGCTGCACCACAACCACGGATTGTAATACCGTCAGTTTTAACATCGTTGCGACCTGGATCACCAGCGCTTACACGTTGTCTAGCTGTTTTAAAATTAAGGTCTTGTGACTTTAACTTATTAGGATCTTGACTGTAATGAATGTCCGCATTAGGAACAATTACTGGTTGTTTATATTCTGCCATGATTATTATCCTTTTTTCTGTGCTGCAACTTTAGCTAAACCACGACCCATAGTTTTCATATCAATGTTCTTTTTACCGCCTTTAGAACCTGTATGTTTAGGACCTTTTTCAATACCTACTTTAGCGCCGTCATTACCTAAATTGCGACCTTTAGTTTTACCTTGTTTGGTAATACCATCAGCTCCTGATTTATATGCCATGTTACTTCTCCTTAAGTTGTTACTACTGTTATGTTGCCTACATTACCTATTCCTACTAGATCATTAGGCGTTAATCCAGCATCGTTTAATCTTGAACCGCCAACAGGGTTATATCCCCATTGTATGATTCGGCTACCTAAAGTTGGTACACCTGTTTCAGTTTGAGGTGTTCCAGTTACTGCTAGTGTTTGCAATCCATTTAAACCTGCCTGAAAATAACTAGGACTATCAGGTCTTGGATCGCGCACTGCTTGTGGATCATATACCGGCGTCATGCCGAGTAATAACTGTGGCTGATCCGGTTCCCAACATTCAGGACATACGAGTATATTAACATTTTTGGTCTTAATAACCAATCTTTTAAGTTGCTTTAATGGGTACCTAAAATTACATCTATCGCACTGGGCAATCGAGTTCTTAGCGCTAGCATATTTAGATGGCATCTTTTATCTCAAATTTGTTGTTCTTTAATAAGTTCTCTGCAGCAGGTATTACTTGTAAATTTTCTATTACGTGTAGCCCTGAAACCTTTTTACCACATAATGGGATTACATGATCAACATGCCAAGAAAACCCAAATTGTTTCGTTCTTACTATGGCTAATTCATACGCTTGTTTTATTAACCACAAATGTTTTTTATCTACCCATATAGGTGTTCGACTTCTTTTAGCAGCTCTTTGTTTAGCTCTAGTTGCTAATATTCTTGCTTTATGTTTAGTTCTAGTTTTTTTAGATATTTCAGCTGCTCTTTCAGGATGGGCTTTTTTCCATCTCGTAGTTTTTGCTACTAGTTTATCCTTATGTTTTTTAGCGTATCGTTTATTCTGTTCTTTCCATTTTTCAGGATTAGCAACTCGCCATTCTTTTACTCGTTCATAAGCTTTAATTCTATTTTTTTGCGCATATGCTTTTTGATATGCTGCTCTAGCAATAGGATCTTTTAGTGGCATCGTCTACCTTATGTAACTCATATCCCTCGGTACAAATCTAACAGGCGCTTTTTCTCTATCCTCGTCAGCTGCTAGTTGGAACGCTGCTTCATAATCTGCTCTTAACATTGCAATTCTATCAGGCATAACATTAGGTAACTTCATACTTAAATAAGCAGCTAAGCCTGCTACCATGCAAGGAATAAATCTAAACGGAATATCTTCTACGGTAACTCCGTTACCTGCATCTTGAATTCGTCTTAATCTGTAATATACAAATTGATAAAAGTTACTTTGGTCAGGTGCAGGCCATACATTTATTGTAGGTAAGTTTTGCACATAGACTCTAGCACCGATTGTGTGAGCAGCTAGTGTTGTATTATTGACAGCTCTAATACATCCGGTAATTGTATTGCCACTGATGCCACCATATTGAATAGTCTCATTATCAATTTTAATAAAACCAAATTGTGCTAAGCCTACTGTGCTAGATAGTGTAATTGTATTATCCGCTGTTGTATCAGTAGCAGTTAAAGTCTCATTCAACGTAATAGTAGTAGGATTTTCTTGTCCACTTTGTCTATTAATCCACACTTGAATAGGTCTACCTGTTGCATTCTTGTTGGGGATTGTAATATAGGTTGACTCGCTAATACGATTAATATTGATGTCTTGTTGGTTTTGACCTTCGCCTGTGCGAGTTACCATGTCTAATAAATCAATCGTATCTACTGGCAACGGATACATAATCTGACCTTGGTTTAATTGAATTTGCCCAGGTTCTACAGTCCACAAGTTAATACCTCGGTTAGCCCACTCAATCGTCATCAAGTTTAAAGAACGACGTGCAGTTCTTAAGTCGTACCCAGTACGTAACTCTTGACCGCAACGTTCAAACGCATCTTCAACGAGGTTATTTAAATCTAAGTTAAAACTCGTGGTTCCTGTGGTTCTATCTACCATTATTTTACTCTTCTATAAGGTTTTACTTTTTGTTTAACAGATTTAGGTTGAGCCACAAACTGCTTACCTTTAGCTTTACCTTCCCTTTTAGCTTTTGTTGTTGCCGCATATTCTTGCGGACTTAATGCTTTTATTGCCTTTTCAGGTAAGTATCTTTCGCCTGTTTCGCTAGACTTTTTACCTGACTTAGTTCTCCACTTTTGTTCGCCCCATGCTTTGAGTGAACGTTGTGGTTTAGCTAATGCACTCATTTATATCCGCCACCTGCGGCTTTATATTTCTTAGCAACAAGTTGAGCTTTCCGAGCTGACCATTGACCGGCACCCGTACCATGTGTTGCCGCAGCTTTTACTTGAGCTACGATTCTTTTACGTAAACTAGGCTTTGTGTAGTTACCAGCTTTGTTTACTGTGCCACCTTCTTTAAACTGAGTAAAGTCTGTATTATCACGACGTTTTTTAACAACGCCTTTAGGCATTTTATTCTCAGTAGCACTAGGTATCTTAGTTTTCTTTATAGCGCCCATACCGCGTGAAGGTCTCATTAGCAGATCTTTCCTCTTGTTTTGCCTTTAGTTGCAATACCATCAGCGCGTTTAGAAGCTGAAGATTTGACCATGCCACCTTTTTTCATATCTGTAGTTGCGTCACTAGCTTTTTTAAAATCAGAAGAGTTAAGTATTTTTTTATCTTCGTCAGTCATAGGAATAACCTTTTTATCTTTTGGATAATTAGGTCCTGTAGGTTTAGATGCTTTTGCTTTTACTTCATCTACGCCTTCTTTAAACTTACCTATATCTGGAGCTTTATCATCAACAATTTTTTGTCCCATAGCAGGACGAATTTCTAAATCAGTGTTTTTAGCCCCTTCTGTACGAAGCTTACGATACTGCGAAAACTTACCTAGACCTTTTTCCATGATTAAATAATCCTTCCTTTAGTCTTACCTTTTTTCTCGATGCCGCCGCCTCTAGCATAGCAACCGCCTTTAGCCATGCCACCTTTTTTCATACCGTGTTCTTTCATTTCTTGTGCTTTAGTTTCTTTCTTTTCGTGTTTCATCATAGCAGCTTTAGATGCGTACTTCTCACCTGTGCCTTTTTCTACGATGCCACCTTTTTTCATTTTATGCATTGATGATTCATGGCCTTTAACTTCTTTTTTAGCAATCATTTTTGCATCTGATTTTGTTGCACAACCGCCTTTTGCATAGCCTTTAGCCATACCGCCTTTTTTCATGTAGCCCATTTTGTTTCTAACCTCCGTTGGTAATTTTGATAATCCAGGATTTTCACTAGAATCAACTTCTTTAAGTGATCCACCTGATGCGAATTTCTTGCCTTTATCTGCTTTCATAAACTCTTCTCCTACTGATTTTTTAATACCAACTTTCTTAGCGAAGGCTGGGTTGTTAGCTACTGCTGCCATTAAGTTGTGTTGTTTTTTAGACTTACTAGGCATTTTGATTTCTCCATCTTATACATTTAAAACAATTACAATCTGGGAAGTGATTAGGTTTTGGATAAACAACTTCCGCTTCTTTTTTAATATCTTTTTTTACTTCTTTAATGATAGCTTCGACAACAGCTTCTGTAGCTTGCTCTTTAACTTTTGTATTAGCGATTTCATCTAATAATTCCTTTTGCTTTCGTTGCTTGGATTTAAATACTCTGTCTATAAAAGCTTTCATTATTTGCCTTTTTTTAGCCAGCCTTGCACAGTTTTAGTTTCATAGATACGGATAGCTGTCCAAATAATAGTGAAGAGCGCTGCAATTGACGGTAACCAACTCATTAATGTACCCATAACTGTTGCCACTGAAACCCCATCTATTAAATGTTTAGTATGATCATCTATATGTTCAAAATATTTCGTCATTTGCAATTCCACCTTTTTAACGAAGCAGCCTTACGAGTAGGTCTACCTTTTTCATCTTTCATAGGACCAGGCATACCAGACATCCTTGCACAAAATGATCTCTTACGAGGTCCACCTTGTGGTTGAGGTGCCTTTAGATTTGAACCTGTTGCTGCATTATATTTAGCACGACCTTTAGCGGTAAGACCCGCGCCTTTAGACACAGGGAGCTTCTCACCACGTCCGACTGCTAAGGATACGCCTTTTTTCTTATTAGCCATAGAATATTTCTACGCTTGGAATACTAGCTAACTGAGCATAAACGCCGTTATCAGCAATCATGCCTTCGCCTGGAACAACGATATTATATGGAACAGTGTCTGCATTATCTACTGAAAACAACCAACGAGTATTCTCATTAGCTGCAGCACCAGCAGTAATAGCACCTGTATTAATATCTTGAACTGTGTAAGTATTAGTAGCTACAGTAAGAATAATGTAGTTACCATTAGTGGCTTGACCGCCTGTACCTGCTGCGAAAGTTAAACCTACTTTTTGACCTGGTTGATAGCCGTGAGCATTTTTGGTAATTGTGATAACACCACCAGCACTTCTAGCGTAAGTAACTGCTGTTGGAGCTTTAGTTGCATCCCATAAATTTAGAGTACCTGCAGCGCCACCTAATACAATACCTTTAACTCTTGTGCGTCCTACGACCATCTGAGAGCTAACGTTTGCATGAGCACTTTGTACATCATATTGCATTGCCATAATTAATCTCCTTTATTTTAGTAAGGGGGCTAAGTGCCCCCATGATTAATTATACAGCTGCGCTAAATGGAGTTGCTGGAGTACCAGAACCTACTAAAGCTGCGCTTACTAAGTATTCACCTGCTGCAAGATCAGTAACTTGAACGTAAGAACCAACTAAACCACCTGTTGTTGTACCGTTCATAGTGATTGTGTCAGAAGCTGGAAGAGTACTAAATACAGCCCCTGTAGTTCCGCCTACTGAAGCTAACCCGTTCATAGTGTCTGTTGAATTAGCTACTTGAATAATGTAGTTATTAGATGTAACTGCTGTTGTAATTACAAATGTGTAAACAGCTTTTGAACCTGTAGCTGCTGGTAGAGTTACTGTAACACCTGCTGCACGTGATAAATTGATTGTTTGACCGTTATAATCAGCTGCTGTTACTGCTAATGTTGCTGCTGTAACTGTTGAAACACCATCTGTACCTGTAATAAAACCGGCGAGTGATCGGACTGGGCCGCTAAATGTAGTTATTGCCATAATATATTTTCCTTCATACAAAGTTAAGCTTATCCGTCTTGTATGCGTCTGCCGGGACAGTCTGATAAGCCGGGTAACCCGGATTCCCAAATAATACCTGAATTGATACTATTTGCAAGCATTATAGCACATTATTAAAACAAAAAGGGGGCATTAAGCCCCCAATTTAGTACTAACTTAATAGCAGTCTGTTACGATAACCATTACTTGTTCATTACGTACATAGTTACTTCAAAGCCAAATCTCATTTCTGTTGCAGCTGGTTTTGTCCACATAGTAGTTCTCCTAAAATTTTATACACACCGTGTGTATAACTGTATTATGAACCGCACGATAAATAGTGCTATAGAGAAAACCATGAATTACAGGCAAAGAAAAACCCGGCCTAAACCGGGTTAATCCTAGTACATTTCCAAGTGTGCTATTAAGCAGCGCCTGGTGAACCCCACATACCGAGAGGATCTGACCAACCGAAGCTGTAACGTTCACGAGCTTTGTAACGAACGTTGCCTGTATCAAAATCGCCATCCATAGATGTAGATAATGGTGTACGGACAAAGTGTTTCATGCCGTTAGGTACATCAGTTGTTAAGAAGTACGCATCTGGATCTGTTAAGAAGTGGTTAATTGTGTAACCTTCTGGGATTGAACCATTATTCTTAATAGCGTTGATGTCGTTGTCAGCTGTTGAAACACGTAGTTCTGTTTCTAGCAAACGAGTTGCAACGAACTGATTGCCAGGTGGAACGATTAACTTACGTGGTTGAGCAGCAATCAAAAGACCACGCTCATCAGTCCAAGCAGCGATTTGAATAACTGCATTTTCAAGAGCAGTTTCATTTAAGTCTGTTGGAGTTGATTGAGTGTTGCTGTTTGTGCCACCTGAAACAAGTGGGTGAGCTGTGTTAAATAATGATACACCATCACCGCCATCATAAGCACCTGTGTTGTTGAAACCATTATTAAGAACTGCAGCAGCCTTAACTTGTTTTGTGTAAGCCATAGCGCGAGCTAAAGCTTTTGTGTAACGTGCTGATAATGTGTCATACAAGTTATCTTCTACAGCTTCTTCAGTTAAGCTGAAGCCAAGAGCGATAGTTTGATGATTGTATCGAGCTGTCCAAGCTTCTTGAGCATTGTCATAAGCGATTGCAGTGCCTTCGTTTTTGACTGGTGCTGCTGAGAAACCTGAAAGTTTTGTTTCTTCTTCGAATGAACGTTCTGATGTTTCTGTTTCATAAATTTCTTTATGTTCTTCACCATAACGTTTGTATTCTAGACCAAATAGTGCATTTAGTCCTGGTAATAGCTCTTTAAGGAGCTGTGCGCGTGAAATTGCCATGTTCTATTCTCCTTAATTAAGCTGGCGCTGTGCCGACGGTTGATAATTGTTGATGCCATGTACCATTAAACTTAACGATAACTTCTGTGTAATTACCAGTTGCTACATCGATAGTTTCTGGAACAAGACCTGTAACTCTAAATAACAAGTTAGTGCCTGTAGCAGCAGTAGAACCATTAATAGATGAATTAATGTTACCTGTTGCTGGATCGCCTGTACCTGTTACACCACCAACGCTTGAATTTAAGATAGTGCCAGCTACTGGAACAATAACGCTTGATGCGTTAGTAACTGCTACTTTAAATTCTGCAGCTGGGTCATTTACAACATAAGCAATAACGTTAGTTACGCCAGATGCTGGTGCATATTGAGCTTGCACTGTTTGACCTGATGAATTTGTGTATTGAACACCAACTACAACGCCTACAGCATAAATGCTAGAAGCGCCTGTTAATGCTACTGGTGATACTGTACCACCCGTTACGAATGCAACTACTTGACCGTTATAAACAGCTTGGCCGCTTGTTACAGGATACTGATTAGTAGCGCCTGCATATGCGATGCCGTCAAAACGGTTAATAGGTTTAAATCCGTACGGAGTATCGACTGTTGGAAAAGCCATAATAATCTCCTTAAATTTTTATATTAATTACCTTTACCAAAGGATGTTGTAGACTTCTTCTCTGAGAAAAGAGGCATACGTGCATCACTTTGTTTTAAGAAGCTGTTATCAACTGCATCGGCTTGTTGCTGTGCTTGTTTAGCATAGTGAGCCTTACGTTGACCTACAAACTCCTCAGGGATCTTGCAAAGTAATAAGCCGCCAATTTCAACGCCGTCTTTGAAACGGGAATTTTGGTCGACCATCAACTTCATTTCAGGGTGGTCCGCTAATTTAACGGGTTCCCATCCTTCACGCATTTTGGCAGAAACGTTTAGATTATCAGCCTCGTTCATGACACTTGTACGAACCCATCTGTAAGCCCAACCAGGTACCTTCTTAAACTCAGGTAGTAATGATGCAGGTTTCCAGCTATCAGGTCTTTGAAATTCGTCTCTTGATTGTAATTCACGATCTTGTCTATTATCCATTTGCGTTCTCCAATTTTAAAGTTTCTCTTGCATATTGTTCCGGTGTTAGACCAAATTTCTTGGCTAACGCTACTTGTGTCTTCGTCAGACGCACTTTTTTAGGCGCGGTGCTACGCGTTGCCGGAGCAACTACAGTCGAAGGTTTTGTGCGCTGGGCGGGTGTTTCCTCGTCTAGCGTTGCATCCCCAAAGTATTCTGGGAATCGTTTTTGCATCGTACTATCTATACGACGATAATATTCATCAGATGTAGGACTAATCCCACTTCTAACTAATTTCTCATGTAAGCCTAATGCAAGGCTTGTCATTTCTTCATCAGAACCAAACCACTCATTCTTTTCTTGCCATTTTAAAGCTTTATCGTCTGGTTTAAATGAAGGTTGTTCATTTTGTGGTATATATACAGGATTTTCAGCTTCCTGTAAAGTCTTTTCATATTGAGGTCTATAGTTTTGAGCTTGCGACAAACGCATTTGAGCATCGTTCATTTTCTGTTGTGCTTCAATGATTTGTTCAGTATTGCCCGAATCATATGCTTCACGATAATCACGTTTAGCTAAATTAAGCTGATTCTCTAAACCTGCTTTAAGCGTCTCAATATAAGTTGCTTCGCCAGAACTTAAAGTTGTTTTTAACTTCTTATTCTCTTCTGCGATTTGTTGGGCAAATCTAATTGCTTCTTGTCTTTCACGGTCGGCAGCTTCTTTAGCACGTCTTTCATCATGCCAAACTTTTTTAAGCTGCGCCATACGTTGTTTAACTCGTTCAGAGTAATCATCAAGCGTATCTTTTTCTAATTCTTCTACCACGTCTTTTGGTAAAGGCTCACGACCTTTATCTTGTGGAGGTGTATCGTCCTCTATTTCAAGGTCAATATCATTATCGTTAACCTTAGCTTCTACCTTAACTTCTTTAGGTTCAGCTTCTTTAGGACTTAAATCAACTTCTTTTTCATCAGGCAATTTACTACCTGGTATTTCGTCATCATCTGGATATTCAAATACAATATCGCCATCTTTTACGTCAGCCATTTATTTCTCCTTATGCGCGAGTATAACCGCGTGGGTCTTGCACGACACCTTCTACAGTGTCATCGTTTATGATTCGGAATTCTCTTCCGTGGATTTTAAATCTAGTACCTGCGTATGCACGTGTTAAAATAAAATCACCCTCTTTACACCATGGACCAGTCGGAAATCTTGACT